AGCGCTTTTTTACCGGCCCGAAACGAACCGACCTAAATCAAGGAGTTAGAGATGGTCTACCCGTTGTGGTTGGTTTGTAGCGCCTGATGGGTCGGCCGAAGCTGGACCCGGCGCTCGCGGAGGCACGTGGGGCGGCTAAGAAGCACCCGGAACGATACGATGTTTCGAAGCCTGGGGGTGTGGACGACCCTGAGGCGAAGCGCCCGAAGCGCAACTACGGAAAGCTGATCGCCGGTTACGTCGCGGACGTGCTGACTGGGCGGGTGTTGGTAGGTCGGTTCACCAAGCTGGCGGTGGAGCGGCACCAGCGTGATCTGGACCACCAGGGCGAACCGGATTTCCCCTATCGGTTTGACATCGAGAAGGCGTCGAAGGCGCTCGCGTTCATGGAGCGGCTGCCGCACGTCAAGGGGCGGTGGGCGGCGCGTCGGGAATTGCTTGTTTGGCAGCCTTGGCAGTGCTTCGTGATAGGGGTGACTTTGGGTTGGGTGCGGAAGCGCGATGGCCTCCGGCGGTTCCGCGAGGCATACTGGTGCGTTGCGCGCAAGAACACGAAGTCGACGATGGGCGCCGCGGTCGGAAATTACATGCTGCTCGAGGACGGGGAGTATGGCGCGGAGGTCTATGCGGGGGCCACCTCTGAGAAGCAGGCGTGGGAGGTCTTTGGCCCAGCGAAGCTGATGGTCTCGAAGCTCCCCGAGCTCAAGGCGGAGAGGGGCGTCGAGGTCTGGGCCAAGGCGATTGTCAAGGTCGAGGACAACTCACGGTTCTGGCCCGTGATCGGGAAGCCCGGCGATGGGCCATCACCCTCTTGCGCGATCGTGGACGAGTACCACGAGCATCAATCCTCGGACCAAGTCGACACGATGATCACGGGGATGGGCGCGCGGGAGCAACCCCTGTTACTCATCATCACGACTTGCGGGACGGACCTCGCCTCGCCGTGCTACGACAAGCACAAGGAGGTCGAGAAGATCCTCCAGGGTGCGCAGGAGAACGAGGAGCTGTTCGGGGTGATCTACGCGCTCGACGAGCAGCGCCAGGTCTCGGAACCCGAGGCGATGGAAGTCGCTAAGCAGCGATGCCGGTGCGGACGGCCTGGGGTGAACGGACACGACAAGGCGTGCCCGGTGTCGCAGTTCAAGCTCGAGGGCGGGATCGTCGTGGTCCCGGAGGACGACTGGGCCGACCCGCGGATGCTCGCGAAAGCGAATCCGAACCTTGGGGTATCGGTGGATACGGATTTCATCGCGGCGCAGCAGCGGCAGGCGGTTTTGAATCCCACCTACCAGAACCGGTTCAAGACCAAGCACGCGAACCTCTGGTGCAACGCCTCGGTGGCGGGGATCAACATGCATCTGTGGCGCTTGGCGGGAGACGCCGGGCTCTCGATCGACGAGTTCACCGGAAAAGAGGCGTTGTTCATTCTAGACCTCGCCTCGAAGCTCGACGTGTGCGCGTTCGTGCAGGTGTTCGTTAAGCTCCTGAATGGTATGCGGCATTACTACGTGTTCGGGCGCTACTATCTGCCGGAGGACACGATTCACAAGGACGTGCGGGCCTCGGAGCGCGCGAACCAGGACGCCTATCGGCGGTGGGTGATTCAGGGGCACCTCACCGCGACTCCGGGCGCTGAGCTCGACTTCGACCAGGTGCGGGACGACGTCGTCGGGCTGAAGTCCAAAGTGCAGGTGAAGGAGATCGTCTACGACCCTTGGAGGGCTACGCAACTAGCCCACCAGCTCACCGCTTCCGGCGCGACTTGCGTCGAATTCCCGCAGGGCGCGCAGAACATGGCGGCGGGCTTCGACGAGTTGAACGCCGCGCTCGCAGCGGGGCGGTTTCACCACGACGGGAACCCGGTGCTGGCGTGGATGGCGGCGAACACCGTGGCGAAATCGATCATCAAGGGGCTCACCGTGCCGTCTAAGGACAAGTTGGAGAACAAGATCGATGGAATCGTAGCGGCCTGCATGGGCCTTTCTCGGGCAATCGCAGGTCAGCAAGAAACGCAGTATCAAGTGATGGTCCTTTAGACGCGGCTTCTCCCGTTGGCCGCGTTTCCCCTTGGGGCGCCCGTTGTGGCGCCCCTTTTTTATTCAAGAGACTTGATGACTTCAGGCGTCTACGAGATTCTGAATACCGTGAACGGCAAGCGGTATATCGGTAGTGCCGTTAGTTTCCGTGGTCGATTTTCCGTTCATCGGACAACGCTAGAGTCTGGTAAGCACGGGAATCGTTATCTCCAGCGCGCGTGGAACTTACACGGAAGAGAAGCGTTCTGTTTTCGTCCAATGTTGATCTGTAAACGCAACGATCTTCTGTTTTACGAGCAGCGTGCGATTGATGTCTTTAAGCCAGATTACAACCTTAGTCCAACGGCAGGTAACGCGCTCGGTGTGAAATGGAGTGATGAGGCCAGACGTTCGTGTTCAGAACGACAAAAGGCCAACCCGAATATGCTCGGCAAGCGGCACACCCCCGAGACGTTATTGCGGATGTCAATCGCCAAGAAGGGCAACACCGCCACGAAGGGAAAAAAGCGTAATCCAGATGCGGTCGCGAAGACTGCGGCCGCGCATCGCGGCATGAAGCGCACCGAGGAAACAAGGCGGCGCATATCGATCGCAATGGCCGGTAAGAAACGTGGGCCGAGGTCGCTAGAACACAGAATCCGGCTTTCCGTTGCGCTAAAGGGCCGCTCGACGCTGACGCAGGAAGCGACCGCACGTATGGCTGCTACTAAGCGCGGGACAAAATTATCGGCTGAGCATAAGGCCAAAATCGGAGCCGCATCTAAGCTGGCTTGGGCGCTTCGCAAAGCCTCAAAGGAGGGTTATGAACAAAGCCTATTCGATACTGAACATTAAGACGGTTGACCAAGACCAGCGACGCATCTCTGGTATCGCCACCACCCCTGAAGTTGATCGTGTAGGGGACATCGTTGAACCGATGGGGGTGAAATTCAAGAATCCGATGCCGTTACTTTGGCAGCACGATTCGCGGAAGCCTGTGGGGCGCGCTTGGTTTAAGGCGCCAACAGCAGAAGGTATCCCGTTTGATGCTCGCATCGAGAAGATGGACGAACCCGGCGTTCTGAAGGATCGCCTTGACGAAGCCTGGCAATCCTTAAAGCTCGGCTTGGTGACCGGGGCCTCTATAGGGTTCCGCGTCCTGAATAACGCAGTGGAGATATTGAAAGACGGTGGCTTGAGATTCCTGGAAACAGAAGTTATGGAGCTTTCGCTCGTAACAATCCCTGCAAATTCTCAAGCCTCGATCCAAACCATCAAGAGCGCAGACCAGCAGAGCCGGAGCGCGGCGCTACGCGCAACGACGGTCACGGTGGTCAAGCTCGCGAAATCAACGCCGGGCGCTTCCGGCTCAACCTCAAAAGGAACCGACATGAAGACGATCAGAGAGCAAATCTCCGCCTTCGAGGCCAAGCGCCAGGCATCAGCGGCCGCGGCCACGGAGATCATGGAGAAGGCGGGGCAGGAAGGCACTACCCTGACCGAAGACCAGAAGCAGAAGTACGACGCGCTGTTGCTCGAGGTGAAGGAGGTCGACGAGCACCTCGGAAGACTGCGGGATACCGATGCGCTGAACATCGAGAAGGCGCAGCCCGTGAAGCCGGAAGCCGGTAAAGACCCCGATCTGGCATCGAAGGGCAGGGCGCCGGCGGGCAGCGGCATCCGCGTGGAGTCGAAGCTGGAGCCGGGGGTGAGGTTCGCCCGCATGGCGATGGCGATGGCGCGCGCGAAGGGCATGGCGCCGCTGGCAGAGCAGTTCTACCGTGCGGAGCGGCGGTGGATGGACACCGCGCCGGAGGTGGCGATCGCGTTGAAGGCGAACGAGATCAACGCCGGCGACTCGACCACGGCGACGTGGGCTTCGGAACTCGCCTATGCGCAGAACATCGCGTCCGAGTTCATCGAGTTCCTGCGCCCGAAGACCATCATTGGCCGGGTCACCGGCTGGCGCAACGTGCCGTTCAACGTGCGGGTCGCAAGCCAGACCTCCGGGGCAACGGGCTACTGGGTGGGGCAAGGCAAGCCCATCATCCCGTCGCAGATGGCAACTTCGAGCGTATCGCTCGGCATCGCGAAGGTCGCCGGTTTGGTGGCGATCTCCAAGGAGCTGGCGATGCTCTCGACGCCTTCGGCGGAGTTGATGGTTCGTAACGACTTGGCGCGGGAATGCCAGCAGACGCTGGACCTCTCGCTGATCGACCCGAACCAGGGCGGGCTCACCAACATCCAGCCCGCCTCGCTGCTCTACGGGGTCACGCCTGTCACGCCGACCGGCATCACTTACGCCACCTTCGTCGCGGACTGGAAGACCCTCACGTCCACGATGATCGCAGCGGATGTGGATCTCGCGACTTGCGTGGTGGTGATGTCGCACACTACGGCCCAAGCCCTCTCGATGATCGTGACGTCCCTCGGGAACCAGCAGTTCCCCGGACTTTCGATGTTGGGCGGGACGCTCCAGGGGCTGCCGGTGATCACCACTCAGGCGGCTAAGATCGCCGGCTCGCCGCAGTTCGGCGAGATGATCGTGCTGCTCAACCCGGCGGAGGTGTTCCTGGCGGACGATGGGAACGCCACAATCGAGGCGAGCGACCAAGTGTCCATCGAGATGAAGGACAACGCGACCAACCAATCGACGGCAACGTCGGTGGGGACGTCGATGGTGAGCATGTTTCAGACAGAATCGATCGCCGTAAAAGCAGTTCGCCATATAAACTGGGCGAAGGCCCGCTCCCAAGCGGCTGCCTTTATCCAAGCGGCGGCATACACCGGGTAGTAGAAAGTCAGCAGCAAGCGCCCGGCCCTTCACGGGGTCGGGCGTTTTTTGTAGCGCAGTTTCTCGGAGACTACGATGCAAAAGATGATCGCAGACAAAGCCTTTAGCTACCGCTCAGTCCAACTATGCGTGGGTCAGGAATTCGATGTTGATGACGAACACGTGACGCTGTTCTCAACTATCGGTTTCGCCCATTCGCCCAAGGGTCAGCAATACGAGACGCGGGTGATGGAGGCGCGTGAAACGGGTAAGAGACGTGTGAAGGCAAAGGCCGCCTAAGTGAAGCTCCTGGGATTTCACATCCCGTTCACGAAGCAGACGGACGAGAACACCGTCACGCCTATATCCGCGCCCGTGCGGATTTCAAGCCGCTGGGGCTGGATCAGCGAAGCCTTCGGTGGGATGTGGCAGCGGAACCTAGTCATCGACAGCACGCAGTCGCTGCTCGCGTTCTCGGCGGTCTATGCTTGCGTGGCGTTGATCTCCGGGGACATCGCCAAGCTGCGATTCAAGCTCCTGCGGTTGCAGCGGGACCAGACCTGGCAGGAGTTCGAGAGTCCCGCCTTCTCACCGGTGCTTCGCAAACCGAACCGTTACCAGACGCGGTTGCAGTTCACCGAGCAATGGTTGCTGTCGAAGCTCATCTTCGGCAACACCTACGCTCTCAAGGAACGTGATGAACGCGGGGTCGTCGTCGCAATGTATGTTCTGGACCCGAACCGCGTGACGCCGCTGATCGCCCCCGATGGGGAAGTTTTCTACCAGTTGAGCGAGGACATGCTCGCCGGCATACCGGGTGGCAAGGTCTCCATCCCCTCATCGGAGATCATCCACGACCGCGCGAAGTGCCTGTTTCATCCTCTCGTCGGTGTCCCTCCCTTATACGCCTGCGCTGCCTCGACCTCGCAGGGAAACCGAATCCAGACCAACAGCTCGCTGTTTTTCGAGAACATGAGCCGACCCTCGGGTCACCTCACCGCGCCAGGGCTGATAGATGAACCGACCGCCGAGCGGATGAAGCGCGAATTCGAGACCGGATTCTCGGGTTCCAAGATCGGGAGGCTTCTCGTCACCGGTAACGGGTTGAAGTACGAGCCCTTCACCATGCCTGCGGATGATGCCCAACTGATAGAGCAGTTGGGCTGGACGGTGGAGGACGTCGCTCGGGCCTATCTCGTGCCGCTCTACAAGATCTCCGCGAGCAAGGAGTTCAAGGCCAATCCGGAGACGGACCAGGAGTATTACAAGACGACGCTCCAGCCGCACATCGAAGGCATGGAGTTGCTGCTAGACGAGGGGCTCAAGCTCCCGTCCGACGTGATGGTGGAGCTCGATCTCGATGCCTTGCTAAGAATGGACCCAAAGGCTCGCTTCGCGGCTTACGAAACCGGCGTGAAGGCCGGCGTGATAGCCCCGAACGAGGCGCGGCTCTCGGAAAACAAGTCGCCGGTCAAGGGCGGGGACACGCCGTACCTCCAGCAGCAGAACTTCTCGCTCGCGGCTCTGGACAAGCGCGACGCCAAGGAAGACCCGTTCGCCACCGGAGAGAAACCGGCGCCTCTGGCTTTGCCGAAGCCCGACTCGACCGATGAAGAAGATGCCGCGGAGGAAATGCGCGGGCTTCTGAAACATATCACGGAAGGACTAACCCATGCGCGATGAGACCCGTGTGATGGGTGAGCAGATCATCCAAGCCGTCAGAAGCTACGTTTCGCAAGCCTTCGATCCATTGATGGCTCGGATAGCGACGCTTGAGGAGCATTGGCGAGCACGGCCTGTTCCCGAGAAGGGTGATAAAGGCGATCCGGGGCCGGCTGGCAAAGACGCGGATGTCCAGGCGATCATCGCTGAGGTCATCAAGGCGATCCCGGAGCCCGTTCCTGGGCTGAAGGGTGAAAGAGGGGATGTCGGCGAGCCTGGCAAGGATGGCCGGGATGGGGTTGATGGGAAAGACGGCCTACCCGGTAAAGATGGTCCCCAGGGCTTACAGGGTGGCGCAGGGCGCGATGGCAAGGATGTAGACGAGGAGCGGGTGGTGGCGCAGGTCAGGGCGTTGTTCGATGCCCATCCAAAGCCCAAGGACGGAGCGCCGGGCGAAAGGGGCGCCCCTGGGAAGGACGTCGACGAGGCCGTGGTGCGTGCCCTTGTCGCGGAGCTGACTGCCAAGGCTGTGAGCGCCATCCCCGCCCCGAAGGATGGCCGCGACGGGAAGGACATTGATCCGGAGACGCTGCGCGAGACGCTGGAGGTGATGCTCTCCAAGGCGATCGCCGCGTTGCCGAAGCCCGTGGACGGGCGTAACGGCACCGACGGCAAGGACGGCCGCGATGGACGCGACGGGAAGGACGCGCGGGAGTCGAAGGACGGCAAGGACGGTGATCCAGGCCGGGACGCGCCGCATGTCGTGCCGCTGGTCGGTATCGACCCGGCGCGTAGTTACCCGCGCGGGACTTGGGCGAATTACCGCGGCGGGATGTTCTTCACCGTGAGGGCGTCCGATCCGTTCGCGGAGCCGGTCAGTGAGCGGACGCTAGCCGACGCGGGCTGGGCCTGCGCGTTCGACGGCATCTATGACGAGATCGAGGAGTACCAGGACGAGGGGCGGCGGATCGAGAAAACCACGGTCTGGGCGAGCGGCAGAACGAAGAAGATCACGCGTATCGGGCGCTCCGTGCTTTATCGAGGGGTCTATCGGCCGGACGTCGAGTATCGCTGCGGTGATCAGGTGACATGGGGCGGCTCGCAGTGGCACTGCCAGGTCGAGGCGACGAAGGAACGGCCTGGTGGCGGTTCCCCTGACTGGGTGCTGGCTGTAAAGCAGGGCGATCCCGGCAAGGCCGCGAAGATTGAGTCGACGAACAAACCGGTCGGCCAGATCAAGTTGACCTAGCATGATCCGCTACGTTCGCACGGTCACGCCGCCCACAGTCGAACCCGTCACCGTGACGGAGGCTCGGCTTTGGGTTCGGATGGATTCCGACGACACGACGCAGGACGCGATGATCCAGCTCCTCATCATCGCGATGCGGGAGCATGCCGAGGCGATCACCGGGAGGGCATTTGCTTCCCGGACGCTCGAGGTGATCATGGACGCGTTCCCGGAGGACAATGACGTGATCGAGTTGCCGTATCCACCGCTCTCCTCGGTGAGCTACGTCACTTATACCGATGGTGATGGCGCGGACCAGACCTTGAGCGGCAGTCCGGATGCTTTCCTGGTCGATACCGGCTCCTATCCGGGGCGTGTTTCTCCTCTTTACGGAGGCACTTGGCCTGCGACGAGAGCGCAGATTGGAGCGGTCAGGATCGGTTTCGTTGCTGGATACGGGACGACGAACCTGATCCCGAAGGCGTTGAGGATTTGGATGCAGGCCCGTATCGCGACGATCTTCGAGAATCGTGAGCACTTGGTGATGAACAACATGGTGGAAATCCCGCGCGACTTCGCCGACGGGCTTCTGGATAACCTCCGAGTGAGGACGATGTTCTCGTGATATTGGAACGAGCTCCGGGCTGGCCCAAGGACCGCATGAGCAAGGTGCTGCCGGTATTTCAGGGCAAGACGGTCGTGTGCATGGCCTCGGGGCCGAGCTTGACGGTCGAGCAGGTTGAAATGGTGCGGGTCGCGGGTCTGCCGACGTTCGTGTGCAACGACTCCTACCTCATCGCTCCGTTCGCGGTGGTTTGCTACTTCGCGGATTCTAAGTGGTTCAAATGGCATCGGGAGAAGCCGGAATGGATCGCGTTCAAGGGCGAGAAATGCACAATACACTCCTCGGCCTTCCAGGTGGACGATCCGAACATCCACGTCCTGAAGAACTCCGGGCATGAGGGGCTCTCGTCCGATCCTGCCGGCATCATGACCGGGTCGCATTCCGGTTATCAGTTGGTGAACATCGCGACTCTCACGGGTGCTTCGCGCGTGCTGCTTTTGGGATATGATTGTAAGCGCGTGAACGGGAAAAAACATTTCTTCGGCGATCACCCAGACGGGACCGAGCCGCCCTACGACTCGATTAAGAAGCGTTACAACAAAATGGAACAGGCCGCGAAGGGCTTGAGGATCGAGATTCTAAACGCGACGCCTGGATCAGCATTAGAGGCTTTTCCGAAGGTGGAACTTGCGGATGCTTTACATAATAGCGTAATGGCATCAATAGGTTAGGTTAACGAGTTTACTTTCTGTCAAGGACACGCAATAATTCCGTCTAGCTGCGGCATGGTGCTGCGGCGTTTTTAGGAGAATGACATGGCACAAGCCAAGTCGAAGAAGCAGGAACTCGCCCCCAAAGGCGAGATCATCAAGATCGCAGCACTCCGCAGGACAAGCAAGAAGATCATGCTCATCGGCGACACGCCGTTGATCGTTCACGCATGGTCGCAGAAGGCGAAGCTGGAGATGCTCGCGAAGCACATGGGCAAGCCGCTCGCCCGCAGCAACAAAGACCCGTATGAGGACTTCATTCAGTCCATGTATCGGTTCGACGACGGCAACTACGGCTTCCCGGTTGTCGCGGTGAAGGAGGCGATGGCAGGCGTCACGGCAGACCTTCCCGGCGTGGCGCGGGCGCAGGTGTATCGCAACATCATCGTGACGGGTCGGCGCGGCTTCCAGATCGGCGTGTTTGCCGACATCAAGTCGCCGACGGAACTGGCGGAGGTCTTTTCGCCGAATCCTCCGGCGCCTCGGGAGGATATGGTCCGACTTTCCGGCATCTCGCACGAGCCGGACATCCGTTACCGCGCGGAGTTCTGGCCCTGGGCGATCGAGTTTACGCTCGCCTACGACGACAGCATCTTCGACGTGGAAGGGACGCTCAATCTGCTGGGACGCGCGGGCTTCACCGTCGGGCTGGGCGAATGGCGGCAGGAGAAAGGTGGGTCGAACGGGCTTTTCCATGTTGCAGGCGAACAGGAAGCAGCGATGGTCGCCAAGTGGAAGAAGGCCGGGCCGAAGAATCCCGTGGTCATCGACTCTCGCGCTTGGCTCGTCGAGCGGCTTGCCGACGTTCCGACCAAGGACCGCAAGGCACCGAAACCTCACAAGGGCAACGGTGGCGTCGTGGTCGCTCATCAAGCATAGGGGGCGATCATGTCGAAGCGGAGGATTACGAAGGAGATCAAGGCCGAGCTTGAGCGCTTGGCAGAAAGTTCGCGTGACGGTCGCCTGCATTGGGAAGAGGTCGTGCGGGCGGCGAAAAAGGGCAATCCGTTGCACTCCTATTTCGATTGGAGCGCGAAGTCAGCCATGGAAGCCTACCTCAAGCAGCAGGCCGAAGAATTGATCACCGGCTACTACTTCACGTTGGTCCACCCGGTGAACGGTGAGAAGGTAAGGACGCGGGCCTTTGTCTCGCTGACGACCGATCGCAAGAACGGTGGCGGTTATCGCGGGATTGTCGGCGTGCTGTCCGATGCCGACTTGAAGGCGCAGTTGATCGCGGACGCGATGGCGGATCTTGCGGCGTTCAAGCAACGCTACAAGCATCTGCATGAACTCGCCTCGTTGTTCGGGGAGATCGAGAAACTGGAGCGCCGTCATGGATCAAAGACCAACCGCCGAGTCGCTACGCGATCTGCGTCAGAGGCTCGGGCTTTCGCGGTCTGAGGCTGCGCGCAGGTTGGAAGTTAGTTTACGAACGTATCAACGCTGGGAGTCGGGCGTGAAGCCCATACCTTCCAGCGTTCCTCGTTTGTTGGCGAAACTTTCTAGTTAGGCTAGGCAGGCGAGGCACGGCAAGATGCGGCATCGCGGGATTAGGCATGGCTTGGCGATGTGTGGTCGTGTGAGTCATGACGAGGCAGGCTTGGAGCATCAAGACGCGTTCGGGCGCGGCAAGGTCAGTTGTGGCTGGCTAGTTTAGATGTGGTTTTG